AATGCTGGAGAGGCCAGACTTAAGAGTTGCTCAGGCGTTTGTTGCGCTGGAGCATTCTGTCGACTTCCAAGTGCTTTTGACTTGGATGCAGGCCAACCTAGACAAGATTCGCAAAGACAATGATTCCACGAAAGACGAAGCTCTGACTCGATGGAATCAAGGCGCCTCACAATCCTTGCAGGATTTTATTGATTTTGCTCAGACGGCAAGATCGGTGGTGAGTCGCCGGAAGTAATTCCCCCGTCGGGGGAATAGTGCGCTACGTCACTCTCTACGTAGCAAAACCCTAAGCACCGCAACGACGTGTCGATAAACCCGACGGGCATCGACGTGTTTGCGCGATATGCAGATGGAGTAATGATGTCTCTACCACGTGCCGTCCTTGAGGCGGAAAAACGAGCTGATGAAATTCTCAAACAGCTAAACCAAGCTGCAAGTCCGCAGTCACAAGACGGGGAAGTCGAAGCCAAAGACCCAGCCCCTAAAGAGGAGCAAGCCCAATCAGTTGCTGCTCCAGCGGACCCATCGACCACCGAGAACCCAGAAGAGGCTCCTGCGGCACAGGAAGACCCCACATGGGAATCACGGTACCGGTCGTTAATCGGTAAATACAACGCCGAGGTGCCGAGGCTGGCTGCGACGAACAAAGAGCTGACGGCTAAGCTGCAAAGCATTGAGAAAGAGATCGAGGATCTTCGTAAGGCTAAAGCCGAACCGAGGCAATCGCTCGTCAAACCAGAGGAAGTTCAAGAGTTCGGGGAACCATTGGTCGATTTAATTCGCCGTGCTGCCCGAGACGAACTTTCAGAGAAGGATCAAGAGATCGCTTCTTTGAAGTCACGACTTGAACGCTTTGAAGTTTCAACCAATAAGAACGCAGAAGTCGACTTCTTTTCGAGGTTGGGAGCTGCGGTACCTGATTGGGAGGAGATCAACAAAGATGAAGGCTTCCTGAAATGGCTTGCCGAATACGATGAGTTGACGGGGCTTCAGCGCCAAGACTCTCTTGATGATGCTGTGAGAAACAATGACGCTGTCCGCGCCGCTCGTTTCTTCAACAAGTGGAAAGAGATGTCGAAAGAAAAAGCGGCAACCGCATCCCGTTCACTTGAAGAGCAGGTCGTGCCTGCGGCGGTAGCCAATAGTGCTCCGCCGGCTGGGAAAAAGATTTGGACTCGAGGAGAGATCCAAGACTTCTACTCAAAAGCGCGACGCGGCGAAATCAGTGACTCGGACATGGTTGCCATTGAAGCAGACATCCATGCCGCGCAATTGAAAAGCGTATTCGCTAACACTTACGGCATGGGCATTTAAAAGGAAATCAAAATGTCCGTAGGCGTAACCTCTGGCTATTACGTTGCTGGTCAAACGACCAACTCGTATGCCGCAAACTTTATCCCCGAACTCTGGTCTGGCAAGCTCCAAGTCAAGTTCTACAAATCCACCGTTCTCGGTGAGATCACGAACAACGACTGGGAAGGCGAGATCAAGGGTCAGGGCGACAAAGTCCACATCCGTACCATCCCCACCATTACCGTTCGTGACTACACGAAAGGTATGAACCTGACCAACGAAGTCCCTGTGTCTACTCCTCTGGAGTTGACCATCGACTACGGCAAGTACTTCAGCGTTGTGGTCGACGACATCGACGCCCACCAAGCTGACGTCAAGCTGATGGACATGTTCACCAATGATGCATCTCAGCAAATGAAGATCACCATTGATGGCATGGTGTTGGACGGTATCAAAGCCGCTGCTGCAACCGCCAACAAAGGCGCTACAGCTGGCGCGATTTCCGGCAACTTGAACTTGGGTACTGACGCCTCTCCCGTGGCGTTCAGCAAGTCCTCGGCCTTGGACACCATTTTGAATATGGGTCTGGCTCTGGACGAGCAGAACGTTCCTGAAGAAGGTCGTTGGATCGTCCTGCCTGCATGGGCTGGCGCCTTGATCAAGGGCTCGGAACTGCGTCAGGCTTACCTGACTGGCGACAGCGTGTCTCCTCTGCGTAACGGCAAGATTGGCATGATCGACCGCTTCACCGTGTACTTGAGCAATAACCTGCCCAAGACCGGCGACGGCGACAGCTACATCATGGCTGGTACCCGTGATGCTGTGAGCTTTGCCTCTCAGATCACCAATGTGGAAACGCTGCGCGCTCAATCCACCTTCGGCAACATCATGCGTGGTCTGAACGTGTTCGGCTACAAAGTGACCAAACCCGAAGCGCTGGTTAACGGCGTAATCGTTAAGGCTTAGTTGCCATGAGCTTGGGAGGGGGTAACACCCCTCCCTTTTTTATTCTTACTTCAATGACAAAACCAAAATTAATGCGCAACACAAAGACCGGCAAGGTCTGCGTGTACAACAAATCTGTCATCGACGAAATGCCTTGGTATGAGCCAATCGTAGATGAGCCTCAGCCAGAGCAGATTCCTCAAGAGTCTGCTGCGGTTGAGACGCCCAAGCGCAAGAGCTGGAAACACGCGCTGGCTGCAAAAGCTGCTGAACTTGAAAAGGCCGAAACATGAGCAAGTGGATTCAGAAAGCCATTTCAAAACCCGGCGCGTTGCATGAGCAGCTGGGCATACCAAAAGGTAAACCAATACCACCCAAAACTCTTGATAAAGCCGCCAAAGCTCCGGGCAAACTTGGTCAGCGCGCCAGACTTGCCAAAACGTTGAAAGGCATGAAATGAAAGCATCCAACGTAAAACGCGAAGGCGGCAAGCTTCAGTACCGTGGGCATGAGTTTCCGGGTTTTAACAAGCCGGTCAAAGCCCCTGCTGGCGATTCTCACAAGAAGATGGTCCTTGCCAAGAAAGGCGAGGACGTCAAGTTGGTGAAGTATGGACTCCGAGGAATGGAGGACTTTACTCAACACCACGACGCCAAGCGTCGAGCCAATTACCTTGCGCGTTCTGCCGGCATCAAGGACAAGAACGGTAAGCCAACAAAAGACGATGTGTTCAGCGCAAATCACTGGGCACGTAAAGACTTGTGGTGACCTATGTCTACTTTGCAAACTGTTGTTGATGACGCAAGGGTTCTTCTGAACGATTCTGCGAAGCTGCGTTACTCAGACGCATTGTTGTTGAAGTACGCAAACGAAGCTATTGCGTATGCCAAACGCATTCGCCCAGATTTATTTCTTGGAACGTTCAAGACTACGTTGTCTGCGTATGGATTAACTGACTCGACGCCTTTACCGCCTGAGTATGAGTTTGCTCTCAAAGACTATGTGGTGGCTAGATCTAACACCATTGATGATGAGTACTCAATTGATGGTCGTGCTGGCGCTTTCAACCAGAACTTTAAGACTGTGTTAATGACAATATGAGCAAGCTCTACGAAGACTTCTTTGATGAGGTGATGCCCTACCTTCCCGGGTGCACGACTGCTCTGGCTAAGGTCGCCATCAGAAACGCCGTCATTGATTTCTGCGAAGGCTCTCTGATTCTGCAACGGGACCACGACCCGATCTCTGCGTTGGAAGGAATCATTGATTACGAGTTTGATCCGCCTACTGGGTATCTTGTCACCAAGATCATGCGCGCTTGGTACAAAGGCAATGAGCTGACTCCTAAAGCGCCGGACGAGTTGCCGTCCCCCAATCTTTACAACATTGCGTATCCCAATGCTGTTGTGAATAAGCAGGATCCTCTGATCATTACGCAAAAGGATGAGCGTACATTCACTGTGTATCCGCATCCTCAAGAGACGGCTACAAGCGCTATAACCATGCGAGTGGCGCTTAAGCCGACCAGAGCCTCAACATCAATTGAGGACGTTGTCTTTGAGGACTATGCGGAAATCATTGGTCATGGGGCCAAGTATCGGCTGATGTCTGCGCCAGCAAAACCGTATTCAAGTCCGGATGGCGCTGCTGCATCAAAGACATTTTTTGACGAGGGTGTCAATACAGCGAGGCAGCGAGCCAACCGTGGTTATGTCCGCTCCGACCTTCGTGTTGTGATTCCAAGGGTGTGACATGGCTGAAAAAATTAAACTTGTCCAAGGCGACACTCGACCACAAATCAAATGCGTTATTTCCGATGAGAACACCGGCGCAATTGTGGATATTTCTGGCGCTAGTGTTTTGCTGAAGTTTAGGGC